ACTTCACCACCTACTGTTGCTGTTGAAACTTCCTGAGGCTTCGTTTTAGGGAAAGCAGTATTTCGTAAGCCACTAGTATTTTCTTTACCAATATTTGTAATTGCATTATTCAAAATACGAAATCCTTCTTGTCTTAATCCTTCTTTAGTTATTGACTTTGCATTTTTAACTGTGTTAAACGCAGTTAATGCAGTGCCAAGATTAAACTGTCCGCCTGCAATGTCTCCTAATACACTACTTATTCCGCCAGCTACTCCGCCGATGCCGAATAGACTTTCTGTGCCGCCGCCTGCTAATGATAACGGGCTAGGCGTTTGGTCATAATGCTCAGCACCAAATCCTTTAGGAGAGCCTTCTCCGGTAGCGCCTCTGCTATAAAAAATAGATTCATATGCAATAGTCATTTGATTCTGCATAGTTCCTGATGCATCTGCTTGATCTACACTATCATGTTGAAAGCCAGTTATTAACGGATTAACTAATGTAAACCCTGTGTACTGATGACGGGCCATTTGAAAAATTGTAATCTTAGTAAAGAAAGGGTCTACAGAATCATTATCAAATCCAAAACGATAACTGTGTTCAGATGATGGACCGTATGTATTTCTTGCCTGGAAAGGTGCCGACACCCCATCAGCATAATGATTACCATCAGCATAATAGTATCTATAGTATGCTTCCATAAGCATTGTAGTAATACCTAAGTTATCATCATGGAATGTAATGTTTACTGGATCATATTCTAAACTTGTTTGTAAGTTCTTTTTACGATTGTACATATTTTTAGTTACAGTGTTTATACTTACCTTTGGCAAGTCTGCTGACTTAACTAATAAATTAATTTCGTTTTTATGTCTTTGATCTAATTGCGGTAAGTTCTTTGAAGCACTGGGCGATAATTCTAATACAACGTGGTAAAGAAATTTAGATTTAGGCGCAAGTCTAAAAGCATCGTCAGTATATAGTCTTGCCGCATGCTGAAAGTCTGCCATGTTGCCTTTTGGATTTGTAGTTCCAGATACTAGATTATCAAAAAAGCCGTTAAATATGTTTGCCATATAGATCTCCTTACTAATATTTATCTATATAATAAAGTACGCAGATAATAAAAAAAGGAGCCGAAGCTCCTTTTAATAATATTAAGATGGCAACTAAGTTATATTAACCAATTCCGCCGCCGCCTGTTATTAGACTATTAAGCGTTCTACCAACATTTGTACCAATACCACCGCCTGTTGTTTGGATTGCGTTGTCGTATCTAATTGCAAGTGCAACTGTTACCGGCTCGTTAGCACTGTATGCTAATGAGTTATAGTTTGCATTTTGCACAAAGCAACCGTACAATTCAAATGTATCTAATACGTTAGGAGTGTTTGCTCCATTGCCGCCGTCTAGTACTTCAATTCTAGTTACAAACTTGTAATCAATACCCGAAGCCGCACCTGACTGCTCGAAGAAGTCAAACTGCTTTTGTAGCTGTTCGCCAACAAGTTTTTGTACATTGTTGTTTACGTCTTCGCGTAAGTTAAGTGTAATCGGTTCCCATGAGTGCTTACCTGCTAGATATGCTCTACTGTTGTAAACTGGAATTTCTATTTCTTCAAAGTTTACTACCGGACGTGTTACGTCAATTACTTGTTTCGTTAATTCTGTTGTCGGTGTACTTACACCAAAGTTCTCAAGTGTAACTCTAAAGCGATACTGTAATTTCGGCATCAACAAACCTTGTGTTGAAGACGAAGTATCACTAGCTAAAGGTACTGTAATTTTTGAGAGTGTTGAAATTGCCATTCTATTTTCTCCTGTTGCAAGTATTTATCTTTTAATGGAGGCTATTTCTAGCCCCCATTTTCTAAGATTTTAAAGACCTGCAATTTCCCCTGTATTCTTAAGTCTAAGTGGAATAAAGATGAACTCCACTGCCTTAACTGGTTCAATTGCTATATCTAAGTAAAGCTCGTTTTTATCTATTCTACTTGCTGTGTTGTTTGATTCATCACACACAACTAGGTAGTCATATAACGCTCTTGATCCAACAAGTTCTAAGCACAAGCTCTCTGCCGCTTGCTTAATCTCGTCTCTTGTTATTTTATCGTTTGGTTCAAAAATATACGGCTTAGCAAGTTTATTAAGCTGACTGCGCATATAGATAACAAGTCTTGCAACGTTAATTCTATCTAATGAACTAGCATTCCTTGCTCTTGTTTTCTGTCCAAATGCAACTAATCCAGCACCTGTAATAAACGTAATTGGATTAACTTTAATACCGTAAAGTGTATCACGTTGTCCTTCGTTTAGTGCTATTGAATTAAATTCGCCTTCGTTATCAATATAACCAGTTGCTGTTGCGTTAGTAATGCCTCCTCGTCTTGTGCCTGCTGGTGCAAACCATGCATAACTAACTTGGTCACTAAGTGCAATAGTTCTTAGCATCATATGACTTGGCGGAACAACAACATTGTTACCTGCATTATCACTTGTAAAGCCCCATGGATAATAAACACCTAAGTATTCATCGTTGCTAACAAGTCCATCATCGTTGTCTTCAACTGCAAGGTTCACGTTAGTGCCCCATTCGTTAAGTGATGTTGCATCCGGAGTTAGTTTTGCTGGTGTATCACCAATAACAAATGCTGATAAGCCTCTGTCATAATTTAGTGTGATCATTTCACCAATTAGCTCTGGATATCCAGGTGTAGCAATTACATTAAAGAGTCTTGATTCGTCATCTCTAATTGCATCATTACTGTTAAGCATTGCTTGTAGACTTTGTACAACAACTTTACGCTGTGCACCTTGTCCGAAGCTTCCTTTGCCGTCTGCTTGGTTAGCTGATTCAGTAACCCAGCGGTGTGTGTAATAGCTTGTCATTGCTTCGTCACTGTTGAAACGCTTGTTAACTGCATTTGTGTCAACATAATTACGTACAAATTTCTTAACGTTAAATCCGCTTCTACGCAAGTTAAACAACATCATACCTTTTGGATATAGTGCTGGGTCAGGTGCGTCTGCATCTAAGAAGTTATTTGTTAACAATTCTACAATAGTTCCTGCTACATTACTAGTAGCGCCTGATAAGCCCCAACGTGCGTCAGCATACAAAATACCGTCTTCAGTAGTTTGGTCTGCACTATCAACTGCTACCCATTTAGCCAACGCAGTACTATACTTGTATATAGTTGGATAGTTATCTAAGTTTGCTGTTGATACCCAAATGTCACCGTTCTTAAGAGCAGTTCCATCTGATTGTCCTGTAGCCGCTGTTGGCTCAGTTGCACTTACAATTGGTCCTCCTGGACTTGTTTGATTTGCAGTATTTGCATCGTAATACGGTGCTGATGGATCTAAATAACCAACCCATGTAGTACCGTTGTGAATCATAATGTCACATTCATCAGTAATTGAATTGTACCATAATGTACCATCAGATGCTAATGCTGTAGGAGCAGTAGTACTTGCAGTATATGTTAATACTTGCCAATTCGAAGCAACAAATTCGTGGCCTGTATCACCTGCTGGTGCAGTGTACAAGTTAGATGTTCCAGTATTTGCATCTACATAAGCACTAAAGCCCATTTCGTCAAACGCTGAACCAACGTGATCTTTAATTCTAAAGTCACCACCTTTTGAGTGTGTAATAACAACTCTGTTTTGTGCGTCTACTGTAGCACTAACGTTTGTTAACCCTGCCGCATTAATTGAGTTAGCAATTACTTCTGCGTCAGATGCGGCGCCAGTTGTAGTTCCTGAACAAGAAATGTCAGCTTGTAGTGCCGCATTACCAACTAATGTTTCTGCAATTTTAATTGTAAAACTTGCAGAAGACACACCTGTTGTAATTATGCCACTAGTAATAGTTGTTGCACCTGTTGCCGCTCTTTTGTAAATTTTAAAGTCGCCAGTTTCATCTGTTGCTTCACCGTCATTTGATTTAACATAAATTGATTTTAAGCCTAAACCTGATCCACCTAATGTTTTATCTAATCCAAACAATGCTGCCTGGTTAGTTGCATAAATTGGTGCTGAACTAGTGTCCCATAATTTAGTAGCATCATTCCATACTTTAACTTTCCAGTTAGCGCCTGCATTTGGTTGTGTAGTCTTAACCCAAAGACTGCCTGTTGGGCGTGAATTAACATCACTTGATTTGTATGCCGGAACACTTGTATGCGGGGCAATAGTTAATGCTGGTGCATAATATGTACCTGCTATTAAGCCAGCATCAGCTAGTGCACCAGTGCCTTCTGCAAGCACAACGTTTGCGCCAGTACTAAAAATAACTACTACGTTGTCAATTGCTGCCGCTGTAATGCCAGTAATTGTTGCTGTATTAATGTCACCTACTAAAGAAGCACTAGTTGTGCCTGAAGAAGTAACAGTAGTTGAGTTAATAACTAGTGTTTCACCATTAACGATTGTTGGGTTTGCAGTACCTTGTACAGTACCATGACTTGCTTTCCAGGCTGATGTGCCTGCTTGTACCCAAGTACCTAAATAGTTTTTGAAATAAAGTTTGTTAAGTGTAGTTGTTGCAACAATAGCGTAATCGCCAATTACTCCAACTGAGCCTTTAGGTGCTCCGCCAGTAACTTTAGTTGCATCTGTAATAACTGTTGGAACTTTATTAGTAAAGCTCTGTCCGCCTGTTACACTTGCTGCCGCTGAATTCCACGCAAATATTCCAAATACAGTAGTTGCAGTGTCTAGCCAATATGTACCTGCTACAGGGTTAGACGTCGGAGCAACTGCTGTTGCAGTTAATGCATCTAGATCAATATTTGCTCTAGCTACATACGCTCTGTTGCTTACACCTAGTAAACTGTACGCCGCTTGCAAACCATATTCATTTAGCTCGCCGCCGTGTATTGGATTATTGTTTGTGTCTGTTTTGAAACTCGGTTCGCCGAAAGTTTCAACCAAGTCACGCTGTGATGTGATTAAGTAAGGTTTGCCTGCGTTAGCAAGCGTTGTACCTAGTGCAGTACCTGTTCCTGCGCCATTCGTTTTATCTTGGCCGGAAGCTACAAAAATCATTGGTACAGTACCGGGCTCTGCAGGTGTATAGAACGATTCGTCTATTACCTTTACCTCAATACCTGGGGATGATAACGCCATTTTCTTTTTCTCCTAATAAGTCTTAAAAGTGTTCATTACTATTATTTATATGAAATTAAGAATAACACCACGAGATAGCCACATAAAAAGGGGATTAAAAGGTGAGGTAAATACAATATGAGACCTTTATGTATATGTAAACAAAGACCGGCAGCTATAAACTATAAAAAGAATGGTAAAACATATTATCGCACTAAGTGCGAGGTATGCTTACGTGGCGGAGTTCATCACGGAACTCCTAAATGGAAACAAGCAGGATATGTTAAAAAGAACACTTGTGAAAAATGTAGATACACTAGCAAACACATTGAGCAGTTTAATGTATTTCATATAGACGGAGATTTAAACAACTCGTCGCATTTGAATTTAAAAACTGTATGTGCTAACTGTCAACGTATTATTCAGAAGACTGGTGAGAAATGGAAGCAAGGTGACATGCTACCAGATTTTTAAGATAATCCATAGTGCTGTTGTTTTCTATAACAGCACTATGATTAATACTGCACCATTTATATTCTGACTGATGCACATCTTGCGGCTCAACTCCAATGTCTTCGTACATGCGTAACCATACAGGATCGTCGCCACGTCGAACTCTCCAGACACTTCCGCCCAAGGCATTTATCATAATACCTTCATTAGGAAATCTTACATCTGGTATAACATAGTTTTGTGTAGGATTCTTTAAAATTTCTCGCTTAGCCATGCTTACCCATATGCCGTCAAAGAATCCTTTACGCATACAGTCAGTGCCATATTCTTGCAGTACTAGCCTTGGAGTAATAAATCGGCCGGTTTCAGCAGACCAAAACTCGTCTTTTTTCTCTCGCCAATTTCTGCTTTCGTCAGTTATACCTTCGAGTAAATCTCGGTCCCAATCAAACATATCTGCAACTGCATCTTTAAGTTTGTCAGCAAACGACAACTTTTTAAATCCGTAATTGTCAACTAATATATCGCCAACAGTACCTTTACCGCCACCGATTAACCCACACACTCCAATAATCATATTTCTTCCTATAAAGTTATTTGTTCTGATCCATATCCAATATTACCTTTAGCAAAACAGTTAAATGCAATGCCATATCTATCTTTTTTACTATCTAAGCGATCTACTTTATGCTGTAAGTGTGACGGAAATAATAATATGTCTCCTGTTACAGGATTTGTTGTAAATTGTTGTATATTGTACTGGTTGTAGTTTTTCTTTTTATATGTTAATGGTACACTATTATGAAACAAATTAGGATACATATATGCTTTTTCAAAAGTTATTGGAGCAGTTGTAGAATCTGCATCAATATAATATACTCCGCTAATCATTGATCCTGCATGTCCGTGACTTACAATATCTGCGCCGCCTACTCCTGCATCAATTTTATTAATCCAACTTGCTTGTATTTCAAAATTAATATGATCTTCAATGTCTAGTACTTCGTGAGCAAAATAATCAATAGATTGTTGTATTAATGTTTTAAGTTTTTTAAGTTTTTTATTGTGTAATATATGCATGCCTTGTTTATGTTGAGGCAAATGATCGTCTGTACCGTCGTGGCCTACTGCTTGTAAAGGATATTGTAAGTTTTTAACCCAGGCCATAGTAATAACATCAAGAGGGCCAATATTACTTTTAAATAACGGCACAGAAAATAAAGGTATTACTTGATGATTCATAGTTTAATTACCGATGTGCCTTCACCTATTTCACCTCTAGCAAATAAGTTAAATGCCAAGCTGTATCGTTCCGAAGTAGTTTCGTTCTGTGTTACCATATGTTCACAATGTGACGGAAATATAAGTAAGTCTCCGGATACTGGTTTGTGTGCAATAGTGTCCATGTTATATTGATTCATGGAATCTTCTTGAAATGGTACACGCACAGTATCGTGGAATAAGTTATAGTACAAATGCGATCTTCTAAATAATATATCGCCTGCATTTGGTTCATTTTGTATATAGTATACTGCACTTAACATTGCATTTGAATGCCAATGTAATGTATTATTTTCGCCCTTTTGATGTCGATTAATCCAGCTGTTTTGTATTTCAAAATTAATATCTTCGTGTACCCCCATTTCATTATGTACAAAAAAGTCACACGTTTCTTTAAGTTGCTGTTTTAATTTTTTAAGTTTAGGACGTTCTAATATGTACTTATCTGCAGTATGATCATGTCCAGATGCTTCGTGCGGATATTCTAAGTTTCTAATCCATGCCATAGTAATTGGATCAGGCTTACCTATGTTTGTTTTAAAAAGTGGTACCGACCACATCGGTGTTGTTATATATTGCATTGTTACAGTATATAACTTTTCTGCGGTAATGTCAAGTGGTTTTTTGGATTAATTTATCCTATAGTAAATCCGTAGCCAGTGCCGCCTGCAACAGCCATTGAAACTTCGTTTTCAAGTTTTTCCATTTCGGCTTGTGCTTCAGCTTTTAGTGTGTCACCGTTTAGCTGTGAACCGCCTTGTGGGCCTGCAATAGTAGCAAATTTGCTTCTTGCTTCGCCTAACATAAATTTACAAGTAGCAAGGGTATAACTTTTAATCCAATCAATTGCTAGATAATCAGCAAACAACGATTCGTCTGGACGATAGTTATAACAATATAACATTAATGTTTGTTCAGCCCGTGGGCGCTGTAATATTGTTAATTGCTTACTAACATTGTTCCAATTAAACTCGATAAAGCTACCAAACATTCTTCCTACTAATTCTTGGTATTGGCTAAACATGTCATACGTTGCAAGTCCGCCCATGTTTGAGCCTGACAACAAGTAAGTGTTAGTGTACGCTAAATTAAATGGTTCAAAAATACTGCCGCCGTCTCCGCCGCCAGATCTTGACCCTACACTTCGTTTGAATATAGTTCTAACTTCCATTACTTCCTGTGGCAATGTATATGTATTTTGATCTATAATAGTTGGCAAAAACAAGTACGACTCTTCTGCTGAATGGTCGCTTCTCTGACGATATCTAGTAAGTGCCTTTTGTAATGCCGTTTCGTAATGGATAGGGTCTAATTCAACGTCTATCATTCCGCCACCTAGCATAGCATATACGTAGTCAAAAATTTCTTGTTTTTTAGTTGTTGTGTTTGCCATTTAAGTATCTCCAATAGTATTTATCGTTACGATCATTTAACGATAAATATGTGTATGCCAAGAATAAGTTTATATAGACCAGAAAAGGGCAAGGATTACACGTTTTTAGATAAGCAGATCCTTGAGATGTTTACAGTCGGAGGAACTGATGTGTTCATTCACAAGTACCTTGGTCCTGCAAACACAGACACAGTTGATGCAACTGCTGACCAACCTAATTATACAGGAGGTGTTGCAACAACTAACATACAGGACATGCTGTTTCTAGAAAACAGAGATCGAAAGTATGACACGTCTATTTACGAAATGCGTGGAATTTATAGTGTACAAGACATAGATTTTGATTTATCACAGTTTGGGTTATTTTTGCAAAATGATACACTAATGATGACTGTGCATATTAATAGTAGTGTAAAAACTATTGGGCGAAAACTTATGTCAGGCGATGTAGTTGAATTACCTCATCTTAAAGATGAATATGCCCTTGATGATGCAACTGTAGCACTAAAAAGATTTTATGTTATTGAAGATGTTAACAGAGCTGCCGAAGGATTTAGTCCTACTTGGTATCCGCATCTATATAGACTTAAACTAAAACAAATAGTAGACAGTCAAGAATTTAAAGAAATTTTAGATCAGCCAGCAGAAGAAGGTTCTGATACAACACTACGGGATTTATTATCAACTTACGAAACAGAAATGCAAATTAATAATGCAGTAGTTGCACAAGCCGAATCAGATGCCGCTAAGAGTGGGTTTGATATTAGTCATTATTATACATTAGCTACTAATGCTGACGGTACAGTTGCATTACAAACTGCTGACGAAACAGATTTAGATGCAAGTAGTATTAGCATCGGTGCAGATGAAATTGCTGACAGGCCGTCTAGAGATGGATATCAGGGATATTTATTAGGTACAGGCGAATCACCTAACGGTGCCGCATTTGGACAAGGGTTAAGTTTTCCACCATCGAGAGAAGACGGCGACTATTTTTTAAGGACTGACATGATGCCAAAGCGTTTATTTAAGTATGACGGAACACGTTGGCTTAAAGTACAAGACGATGTGCGTGTTACACTATCTAATACAAATACACGCAACACACAAAAAGGTACGTTTGTTAACAATACCGCTACAAGTCAAATTGGCGGGGAAACTGTAACAGAGCGTCAAGGCTTATCAAAAGCACTTAGACCAAAGGCGGATAACTAATGTCTCAACACTTTTATGACGGCCAAGTAAGACGATATATTACCCAGATGGTAAGAATGATGAGTAATTTTTCTTATAAAGATGGCAATGGCACAGAAGTAGTTGTGCCTGTATTATATGGTGACTTGACTAGACAAGTAGCAAGTATTATTAAAGGTAATTCTGAAAATAAAATACCAAGTGCTCCGAGAATGGCTGTATATATTACAGCATTAGCAATTGACAGAGACCGTACTAGTGATGCAAGTTATGTAAGTAAAGTTAATGTTAGAGAAAAAGCATACGACGAAACTGGTAACGAGTATTTAAATTACGAAGGAAAGAATTATACAGTTGAACGATTAATGCCAACACCATATACACTTACAGTTAATGTGGATATTTGGACAACAAATACTGATCAAAAGTTACAATTACTTGAACAAATTTTAATGTTGTTTAATCCTAGTTTAGAAATACAAACAACAGATAATTATATCGACTGGACTAGCTTAACTACTGTTACACTTGACAATGTAAACTTTAGTTCTAGAGGTATTCCTGTAGGCATTGACGATCAGATTGACGTTGCTACACTAACATTTACTTCACCGATATATATTAGTCCTCCAGTTAAAGTTAAGCGCCTTGGTGTAATTACAAATATTATTACTAGTATATTTGACGAATCACAAGGCACTGTAGAATTAGGATTATCTGCTCCTATTATTAATGCATTTGATGATGCAAGTGTGCCCGGTGCTGTTGATAAAAACGGTAGTAGGATTGCAGAAACTACAAACACTAAAATTGCAGTTACTACTAATTACCAAGGGTATGACGCATATGTAGATGGCACAGTTGTTAAACTATTAGACAAAGGTATAATTGGACAAACTAGCTGGCGGAATGTATTAGACTCGCATCCAGGACAATACCAAGATGGTATTAGTAGAATATATCTTAACAAACTTGACACTGATACATCCATTACAGGAACTTTTGCATTAAATCCATTAGATGAAACTCAAATTGTTGTTGATTGGGATACTGATACATTCCCAGCAAATACAGTAATAACTAGTGCTGACAGGGCTTCAGGTTCGTTAACATCTATTGATTATATTATTGATCCTACTAAGACGTTCCCTGCTAGTAAACAACAAGGTACTAGAGTGCTACTCCTTGGAGCAATAGGCGATGCATCTAATACAGATGGTGCTGATGCTTGGAAAAACTATGATAATACCGATTTAGTTGCTAGTGAAAACGATATTATCGAATGGAGCGGAACTTCTTGGAGTGTAATATGGGATGCCTCTGCAACTGTTAATAAAACTACAATAACATATACTACTAACTTGAACACAGGTGTGCAATACCGATGGAACGGTGAAGACTGGCTTCTAAGTGTCGAGGGACAGTATCCACAAGGTACTTGGAGAGTTGCACTAAACGGATAACTATTTTTATGAAAGAAATAGTCTGTAGCGGTGCATTATTCTATAGTTTAAAAACAAAAAGATTTCTCTTTTTGCATCGGTCTAATGGTAAGCATAATAATTTATGGGGATTAGTCGGCGGCACTAACGAGGGTGCTGAAACACCTTGGGAAGGCTTACAACGAGAAATCTCTGAAGAAATAGGTACGCTGCCACCTATTACTAAAACAATGCCTCTCGAAACATTTGTATCCACCGACAGTAAATTTTCCTTTCATACATATCTATGTGTAATTGAGGAGGAGTTTATACCTGATCTTAATACAGAACACGACGGCTATGCTTGGGTAAGTTTTAGTAAGTGGCCAAAACCATTGCACCACGGATTGCGCAACACCCTTCAAAGTAAAATTAGTTTAAACAAGCTAGAAACTGTATTTAAAGTTATTGATTTACTTGACAAATCTTAACTAATCAAGTATAATAACACTATGAAAGTATTAGTTCTCGGCGATGTAATAATCGACAAATATATTTACGGCACTTCAGAACGTTTAAGTCCTGAGGCTCCTGTTCCTGTGGTTAAATATCAACGCGAAGTTGAAACACTAGGTGGTGCCGGGCTTGTACATAAAAATTTGCTTAGTTTAGGGGTTGATTCTACACTATTTGAAACTGAACAACCTAGCAGTATTAAAACTAGAGTAATTTGTGACGGACATTACGTCACACGTATTGACGATGATAAACATGCAGACAGTACATCAGTATTAGAAACTATAGAATTACATGACTTTTCAGAATATGAGTATGTAATACTAAGTGATTATAATAAAGGTGTGTTAGACGAGTCACTTGAAATTATCGAACACATTAACAAATTTAATTGTAAAATAATTGTAGATCCTAAAGAACATGCAAATCAGTATAAAGACGCATGGTTAATAAAACCTAACAACAGCGAATTTACTAAGTTTGGATTTAATGATTGGCAAGGTAATATTATTACAACCAATGCAGGCGGCAATGTAACTGCTACAATAGATAATACAGAATACAATATTCCAGTTGAGGCTGTAGAAGTAAGTGATGTCACCGGTGCAGGAGATTGTTTCCTAGCCGCATTTGTGTATGGCCTAACAAAGCAATACACCTACAAGCATTGTTTAGAACTTGCTATCAAAGGATCTAGAGAAGCAGTTAAGCATGTAGGCACATACACACTTACAGTAACCGATATCGAAGATACTATTGTGTTTACTAATGGTGTATTTGATATATTACATATCGGACACTTAAAGCTTCTTAGCCATGCCAAAACACTAGGTAATCGCTTAGTAGTGGGCATTAATAGCGATTCCAGTGTTAAGCGATTAAAAGGTGATTTAAGACCCATTAACGGACAAGACACCCGCAAGGAAAGCCTGTTAATGCTTGGTTTTGTAGACGAGGTAATAGTGTTTGACGAAGACACTCCGTTAGAAACAATCACCAAATTAGAGCCATATATTATAGTTAAAGGCGGTGACTATATTCCGTCTACTGTTGTAGGAAACGAACTAGCCAAAGTGGTTATATTTCCTACAATCGAAGGTCACAGTACTACACAAATAATAGAAGCAAGTAAATGAAAATTATAGATAACGCATTAAACAAAGAACAATTTAACGAACTTACAAACGTCATGTTAGGTCCGCAATTTCCGTGGCATTATACTGATGCAGTTGTTGCTGAAAAAGCATTTGATACAGAAAAATATCAAATCCAATTTGTACATCAATTACACGAAAACATGGGGCCAACTACAGATATGGATACGTTTAATCTTATGTGGAGGTTCTTTGAACTACTCCAGCCTTTACAGTTAATTAGAATAAAAGCAAACTTGCTACCAGTTGCTGATAAGATAATAGAACACGGATATCACGTAGATACTATTGTGCCTGGTGCACTAACTGCTATATTTTATTTAAATAGTAATAACGGTGAAACTAGATTTGAAGGTCACCGTGACGTAGTAGAAAGTAAAGCAAACAGACTTGTAATCTTTCCCGCTACTTGGAAACATACTGGTACAACATGCACTGATTCGAAAACACGGTGTGTGATTAACTTTAACTATATTCCGTATCCAGGAAAAGACTTTAAGCTATTAGAATTAGAGGAGAAATTATGAGATTTATAGCGGCAATGGACCACAGTGGTGGATCAACAGGCGGCGTGTTAGAGCGTTACGAGCAAGCCTACACTGAAGAAAATAAAATGGATTTAGTTCATCAAATGCGATTGCGAATGATAAATTCTCCATTATTTAACGGTGATAATATTTGGGCGGCAATACTTTATACAGATTCAATTAACCGTGGAATTGTGGAAATACTTAGAGATAAAGGTATCGAAAGTTATGTTAAAATTGATAATGGATGTGAAGAAGATGGCACACTAAAACCATTTGGTGTAGAAGCTATGATCGAGTTTGCACACGAGAACGATTGCACCGGTACTAAGATGCGTAGTATTGTTACAAGTAGTGCGATGGTTAATCCTATATTAAAACAACAATTTGAAATGGCGCAAATGATTGCGCAAAATGGATTAACTCCTATTGTAGAGCCAGAGGTTCCGATAGATCATCCCGACAAGCGAGATATTGAAATATTACTACGTCATTCTATAGAACCTTACCTAGATGAGTTTACCGGACAAGTTATTTTAAAACTTACTATACCCGATGAACAAAATTTATACCAAGAATTGTCACAACACGCAAACGTAAAGAAAGTAGTTGGACTTAGTGGCGGATATACAACAACCCAAGCAGTAAGCAAACTTAGTCAACAATTAGACATGAGTGCAAGTTTTAGTCGTGCATTAAGTGAAGGCTTATATGCATCACAATCTGATTCAGAATTTAATAAACGTATTAGTACCAATATTAAACGAATCGAAGGCGCTAGTTCATGAAAATACTAATTACAGGAAGTGACGGGTTTATTGGGCAAAATCTTGTAACACATCTTATGAAGGAAGGTCACGGTGTTGCCAAATATGAGTATATTGAAAATGTAGTACCTGACTGTAGTCAATTTGATAAAGTTATACACATGGGTGCAATTAGTAGTACAACTGAAACTGATGTTGAAAAAGTAATGACACAGAATTTAGACTTTAGTACTAGGTTATTACAAGTATGTGACATGCAAGGTGTAGATTTAATTTACGCATCAAGTGCAAGTGTGTATGGGCCTACAGACCATTTTACCGAAGACGGAATACTATTACCACAAAGTCCATATGCTTGGAGCAAATACTTGTTTGACCGTGATGTACAAAAACTAGGATGGGGCGAGTATCAGTGTCGTGTTCAAGGATTACGATTCTTCAACGTGTATGGCGAACACGAAGATCATAAAGGCTTTCAAATGAGTGTGTTCCATAAGTTTAAAGAACAAGCTATTGCAAATGGAAAAATACATCCATTTGCAGGTAGTGATGAAATATGCAGAGACTTTGTATACGTAGGTGACATCTGTAAAATTATTTCTAAGATGTTAGATATTGACTCTAGTGGTATATGGAATGTAGGCACAGGAGAAGCAACTAGCTTCGGAAGTGTTGCTAAAAGTGTTGCTAAAAAGTACAATGCTACTATAGAAGAAATACCAATTCCTGATAGTGTTAAGAATCAGTATCAAAGTTTTACACAAAGTAATAATGATAAATTATTAAACACAATAGGTGAATTTAAATTCACTACACCCTTTGAATGGATTGAGGAGAAACTATAATGACAGAACACCCTACAAGGCTTGAGGGCAAAGTAGACAAAGGCTGGGGATACGAAATCATCTGGGCAACCAATGACAAGTATTGCGGTAAAATTATGGTCTTTGAAAAGAAAGGCAACAAATTTAGTATGCACTTCCACAAAGACAAAGACGAAACATGGTTTGTAAATACAGGAAGTTTTATTGTTAGGTGGTTAGACACTAAAACTGCTACATTGTTTACACATACATTGACTGAGGGAATGACTTGGCACAATCCGCCATTGCGTCCGCATCAGCTAGAGGCACTAGAAGACGACAGTAGTATAACTGAGGTTAGTACGCCCGACAGTGTTGAAGATAATTATAGAATTATTCCAGGCGACAGTCAAGCCGGTATGCATGAAGAAATAACAGGAAAGGTTATTACAGATGAGTAATCCGTCAATAGTTTGGAGCAATGATGTAGACATCGAAGCGTTAAAAGAATTTTACAAACCTGATTATATTGCACCAAAGTGCGTAATTGGACTAGACCGAGACGGCGTTATTAATGTAGACATTGGTGATTACGTTTATAAAGTTGAAGATTGGGAGTTTGAAGAAGGTAGCTTAGATGCTATTGTTAAGATTCGCAAACTCGGACATAAAATTGTTATTATTACAAATCAAGGCGGTATTGCAAAAGGTTTATATACTGAGCAAGACGTTGATAAAGTTCATGAACATATGTTTCAAAAACTCGGCGAAGCAGGTTGTCCTAGTATCGACGGATTATACTATAGTGCATGTAGTCATAAGTCAGATATGTATGCAAAGCCAAATGCAGGAATGTTTAAACGTGCTGAGAAAGAAATTCCGCATGTAAAATTTAAGCATGGGTATTATGCAGGCGACAGACTTAGAGATTTAAAAGCCGCTATGAAAGTAGGTGCAAGACCTGTGTTAATACGCACTGGTCATGGCATTGAAACTGAAGAATTAATCAACAGTCGTTTTTCATATAAAAAAATTGCAAAAGCAATGTTAGCATTTGATAATTTGGCAGCATTTGCTGATTATCTAGAAACTGCACACTAATGATTATAGTACGTGATGATCTAATCCCAGCTGAAATACAAGATTATCTACATATGCAAGTTTTTGGAAGTACAGATATTAATGCTATGCTTCCTTTAACTTGCAAAGTAGAACCTACGGCGTTTGATGGCGAAAATGAACTACCTGTTAGTTTCCAACATGTATTTAAAAGTAGTACTACTAACACTGACCATTTTGGTAATTTTAGTAAAGTTCCTCAAATTGTATTTGAAAAATTAGAAATGAATCTAATTGATATAATACAAGCACGACTGTTTATTACAGTGCCGCATAAGACTAAACTTCCTCACTACAAACCACATACAGATTTACCCTTACCTCATTTAGCACTAATATATTATGTAAATGACTCAGACGGAGATACTGTATTCTTTGAAGATAAGACAATAGAAAATAACTTTAAACTAGTAGAGAGACAACGGGTATCTCCTAAAAAAGGCCGAGTTGTATTGTTTGACGGGAGTCATTTACACGCTGGCGGATACCCAACTGATGTGCCTAGGTGTATTGTAAATTACAACATACACGCTTAGGCCTGCGCTTCGCCCCATCTAAGAATAATATTTCCAACTACATCACTACCTGTAGTTTTGTAAATATTAATAGCAAGTACGTCTGGTCCATTTGGGAATGTACCTCTGCCACCTAACGTAGTATTTGTAAGTTCTTTTAGACTTGTAAGATCTAATGAAGCTCTTTCATTAGGCGTTGAAATAAATGATAGTACAGTTTCGCCTGGTTGGGCAAACGGTGGTTGCACAAACTGTAATATAATAGTGCCAGAGGATGCAGGAAACGAGCCAATCATTGCATTGTTAAACGTTAATTCATAAAAGCTAGTTCCAGCAAAGTTTTGTATTGCAATGTTGTTAACCAATGTACCTGAGGGGAACTCTGGACTAGTTGTATTGCCAGATATAGCAGTACCGTTGGCGCCGCCTGATGCTTCCCAACTTGCTGCCGATACAAACACACTGTTAGTATTTGAAACTGTCCCGCCCTTTGTTAATGTCATGTGATTAGATGTGTTAGCACTTACAGAACCTGATAGCCTTCTACTTAATCTAAAGTATCCGTAATTACCAGTCTGGTTCATATATGCATCCGAAACTGTTGTGTTAGATCGAATGTTAGATCCAGTTATTGGCACACCAATAACTGATTCAGTTTCATATGTTCCAAATGTAGCTCTAAAGTCAACAGCACTTACATACAAGTATTGACTATTGTTACCTGAATTATACTGTCCACTATCTAATACTGCATTGATTGGATTAAGAGCAGTAATTGTAGTTTCTGTCGCAGCCGCACCAGTTGACCACGTAATACCAGCACCTGACGCAATCTGCGCAAAGCTAGGTTGTCCACCTTGCGCAAGTCCAGACAATCCTGTCCAGTTAACTAGTGACGGGTTAGTTGGATAGTTTTGTGGATTAAGCACCCCTTCAACAACAATACCTCCTGTGCTAGTTTCTGATGTAATTTCTAATCCTGTTAATAGCAACTGTGCTCTATTAAGTAATTCTCTATCACCTAAATCGCCTACAATAGCGTTACTAACACTAGGTGCAAGTCTAATCATAAATGCTGTTTGTTTTGTTGTACTAACTGTAATGCCTTGTTCAGCGTATGAGAAAATATAACCACGATCTTCATCAAAGCCGCCGTCTGTAATAAACGCACTACCCCAGTGACTAATCAAAGGAGTTGTTGTATTACTAACTAACACAACTCCAACTTTTGCATTATGCCCATCTGCAACACCGGCAGTATATGTTCTTGATGCACCAGCTTGAAAGTTTGTTAATGAAGCTCCTCTAGAACACCCAGTTAATGTATTAGCAGTTTCATCTCTGCCGGTATATGTTATAAGTTCATTGTCAATGTATAATGTACCCGCATCAGGAAAGAAGTCTACATCGTCAAGTGTTAATGTAGTATCACTTGATAATACTGCATTTTGCAAACGTCCCATTGCTCCTTCATTAGTAATTTCATAACGTACTGGCAAGTTACCTGAACGCATAAACGCTTCTGTATTGATGTTTGAGTTACGCATTCTGTGTGCATATACAAAGTTACCATCTGCGCCACGTACCATAAAGTCAATAAAACCAGCACCATACCAAGAATATTCAATTCCAATCATTTGCATTTTTGAAGTATCAATTTCATATCCACTTGGTCAGTACCGTCCATTCTATCTAAGTTAAAGTCCGATTGTCTAACTTTCTTATCACTTACTAAACATACCTTTGCACCTTGTGCAGTATTAACTCCGCGGTAATCTGGTGTAACATTAACCTCTGTTTGGCTATTAACATGCGCAACAACGTGTGTCATTCCTCTAATAACAATTCTATCGCCTGTTTTTAATTGGTCTTGGAATCGTGTATTTGTTCCAGTTAATACGTTTGTATCTGGAGCAATCGTTGCAGTGCCTGCAACTTGTTTTGTTGATGTTCTCTGATTTACTAATAAATTTGTGCCGTCATATTCCCAATAAATTCCGTTTTGGTCGTCAAACACCCCTGATCGAACTGTTGCACCATGCCACGTATCTGTTGATACTTGGCAATTGAAACTTAATGATCCTGTAGTATTCCCTAATCTTAAATTAGCAGTTATTTCAAAAGTACGTTCGTCAATGATGTCATTTACAATGTATGTACTATTATAACCAGCAGTGTCAACACCGACAATTTTGATGCCTGCGCCAATCTGCAATCCGTGATCGTTATCGTCACATGTTACAGTAATAGTCGATCCTGTTTCTAATCCAGATGATGTTATGCTACGTAAATCGTAACTTGGGGCAAATAACGCACCAGTTGTATACATAATGCCCTTACCTGATTGGTAACGAATATACTTTTTACTTTGACGTATTGCCTGCGCCCCGTGTTGTGGACCACCTGTGCCTAATTGCACACCACCGTCATATGGTCTGTGTATAAAGAAGCTGTCTGGTCTAGGATACACAGTAGCGTTAACAATATTAGTAGCATCTGTAACAATTGCACCAACTGCACGAGCTGTGTAGTCTAGTGTTGTTTTAGTAGGTATTGCAACTGCTAAGAATGATCCAGCCGCTAAGTTGTGATTATTTGAGTTATCATCACTGGATACTGTTGTAATAAATGTATCGCCAGGTACTAATCCATGCGGACTACTAAATGTGATTCTCATAGTAGCTAGTGCTTCAAACGTAATATTTGCAAGTAAAGCTAATTCTGCGGTTACTGCCGCATCAATAGTAACGGTTGAATACAGTGCCAAATCGTCGCCGGCATATGCATCGCCAATGGCAGTATATGTTACAATTGCGCCAGCACTATCAATCGATGCAACTTGAATTTCGACATCGTGGGTACTAGGTGATCCTCCTAAACTGCCGCCACCTATAAGCAATCGGTTGCCTACAGCATAGCCAGATCCCGGGTTACTACCTGTTATTGTATATGTTCCTACACTACTGTCAGCAAGGGTTCCGTCTCTTAAAATATTAAATGTAGCACCATTACCTGCAAGCGAAGCATTTTGTATTACAATGTTTGTGAATGACGCTGTACCGGACGTACCAGTACCAGAAGCTGATACTGCTGTAATGGCACCAGTGCCGTCAACATTTGTAATAGCTATAGTAATGTCATTTGCAGGAGTTACACCTGATACATCAGTACCAAGTATCGTAAATGTTTGGTTTTGCACATAGTTTGAGCCTGCGCCGGCAATTGTTACAGTGTATGTTTCGCTTGCTAATGCAACGTTAAACGTAGCACCCGAGCCATTAAACACTTCGCTAGTAGTACCTGTCTGGGCGCCTGCATTGTTTGCTGAGCCCGAAACAGTGGCACTAGTAATTGATCCGGAACCGTCAACTCCCGTAATAGTTATAGTAGCATTGTTTGCAGGGGATGCACCACCTACTAGTGTTCCTGCAATTGTTAATGTTTCTGCATCTATATAACCTGTACCTACGTTGTTTAGTATAACAGAATATACTGCACCAGTACGTGTTACATCAAATGTTGCGTCGGTGCCAGTGCCGCCTGTAGTTGCTACGTCAGTATAACTAGCAGTTGCATCCGGTGCTGTACCTGTTATTGATGTGCCTGTTATAAATCCGCCAGTGCCAATTGCAGAAACTAATATAATCATATCATTGGTGCCATTACTACCGTTTGTAAACTGGCTACCTGGTACTTTTAATCTGTCATTTACAACGTATCCACTTGTCCCTCTAAGGGCTGTACCGACTGCACTAAAAGTTAACAGTGGGCCTGCAGTTAGTGTTGAGTCATTATCAACATCTGTAATAGTTAGTACTAAATCATTAGTTGGAGATGTTCCGCCTAATGTAGTACCCTGTATTGTTATTGTTTGGTTAGGAGCATAATCGTCGCCTGCGGCATCTAGTGTAACAGTATATGCGGCACCGTTAACAGCAATGTCAAATGTTGCGCCTGTGCCTACTAATGTTTGTGCAGTACCGATGTTATTATATGTTGCCGAGTTAACTGCTGTACCAGCAGTTGAAAGTGTAAGTATTTCGCCGCCAGTGTCAACAGTGTTGACAGTTATTGTTAGATCGTTAGCTGGAGATGTTCCGCCTAGTACTGCACCCGAAACTGTAATTGTCTCGTTTTCCGCATATCCCGAACCTATTTGACTTATTGTTGCACTGTATGTTGATCCGTTAATTTGTATGTTAAATGCCGCTCCGACACCAGAACTACCAGTTGTAAACGCTGGTTGGATTACGGTTGACGTTGAGTTCGCACCAGAACCAGTAACACTAAATCCTGTTGGAAATCCTACTGAACTAACAGTTGTAATTGTTATTTGTGCATCATTGGCAGGTGATGTACCGTTAAGACTAGTGCCAGGAATTTTTATTATATCGTAAGGAGCATATCCTGTTACACCTGATTCATTATCGTCGATAGCAACGCTATACGAATTGTTCAACATTGAAATATTCCAAAGTGCTCCAACGCCGGCGCCGCCGCTTGTAGTTCCGCTTTGGTCTAAATATTCAGGCTCTACTAATGTTGCACTATATGCATTGCCGGCATAAGTCACGTCCCAAATACCGCCTACACCGTTACCATGATTTAATGTAGCATTAGGCGCACTAAACGATCCAGTACCATTAAATGCGATACCCGAAGGAGTAATTGCTAATACTTCTCCACTTGTATCAATATTGTCAACAGTAAAGGATGCATCGTTTGTTGGACTTTGTCCACCTAATACATCGCCAGCTACAAATAATTGGTCGCCTACTGAATAATCGTTACCTGATAGAACAATATTGTCTACTGTATAAACGCCGCTTGCTCTACTAATATTTAATATTAATCCATTACCTAAAGACACAATATTAGTAACAGTAACATCTGTATAGTTTACTAAGTTACCTTTAATTTCTGCTGTGGTTTGATCGTTAAATGTAATAGTATTACCTAAAACACTATTAACAATCATTCCTTGGCCGTCACCTCTATCTGCGGCTTGTCCTGCAAGAACCCCAGTTGGTGATTGTACTACAATTTGAGTTGAACCAATTGTAGTATCAGCTGTCATTACCGGTGTTACTATAACACCACCGGCTCCAACTTTACCAGTTACCTGTGCGCCGGTTGTAATTCCTGTACCTGACATAGGAGAACCAATTTCTGGTGCCGCCCCTACAGTTACAATAAACGGAATTACATCTTCGCCTACTGGTACAGTAAGTGCTGGTTGAATAGTACCACTACTACCGTTACTTTGCACAACCACACTAGGTGATTCACCAATTGACGATCCTGTATAAAATCCTGCTTGTCTTAATTGTGTTGATTCGACTTGGATATCAATTGTTCCGCCATCGCCAACTTTTGCCTTAGCATAATATGTAAACGTAGTTTGTGAAGGAACTTCTGTAATAATAAATGCACCCTCAGCTCTTGCAACACCAACAATACCTTGATTCAATCCCTTAACAGTTACCGCATCACCGTCTACTAATCCGTGTGCACCAACTGTAGTAATAGTAATAAGTGAAGCACCAACTCCGCCAGTTCCTGCTGAACTATCTGTTCTTACTAAAGATACATCAGTTTCTGTTCCTGGAATTTCGTATACTGATGGATACCCGCGCATTGTAGCAATAGCACTCCATTTAGTAGGTTGTAATCCGTACTCAAAGTCAGCATCTAACATACTAACCGGAGGAGCAATACGCATACGTTCAATAGCGTCTGTGCCAAATTCATATGGCCTTACTATAAGTTCGTCTGTGTCAACAAATATTTGTAATTCATCTGTACTTAATGATGTTGCAGTAGTATAATTTAATTTAACTGTAGTAACTGCGTCAGTTACTTGTAGGTATTTTCTAAAGTCTTCGTCTGCATAAAACTGTTCGCCGGAAGTTCCTACATAACCTCTATCCTGTGTAGTAACACCGCCTTTAAGTACTTCATTGAATGTGTATATTACTTCATTGTCAGTTGTGTTAGTAATTAATAATATGTCTGCACTATCATAGTTTCCAATAAATTTAACATATCCTGCGCCAGTATCTTCAAACGTCGGTAATGCTGTTAATCCTGTTGTAATTACGTTAACAATAACAGAAACTAATGTGTCAATCCTAGCAGTCGCAGTTACACCTTCGTATACTATTGTAGTATCTGTAACTTGATCAACAAGTCCTAATTTAGGCCAAATAACTTCTGGCATAATATAATCAGTAATTAAATCACCGATGTGTGCATGTGTATCAATTTCTGGTACTCTGTTACCGTCTACTTGAGCAGTTTCTCCGTCCCAGTACTTTTTAGCATACTTACTAGTTACACTGTTTCCGCCATATCTTAAATCATTTAAATATCCAGTTAAGATATAACCTAAATCTCTTTCACATTTAGCTTGGTTGTATGTGTATGTTAATGGCCAACAAACATCAAGCACAATTTGAGCCTTTGCTGTATCAATTGCTGCCTTGGCAGTTTGTATTGATGTAGACGCCCACGTAAGTCCTGGCACTGTTCTAGTTAATGCATCTAACGAACTAGTTCCACTTTCTACAACATCTGCCACAATATCAATTAATTCGGAACATAAAATTCCTGTAGCACTGTCTGCATTTGTTCCTGATGTTACTTGAACTTCTGTATTTCCAGAACTTACAGTAACCGTTTCACCTTTAACTACTTTATCAATAACTGTTTGTAAATGTCTATATGCCGCAACAGTTTGTGCTTGATGTTCAGCTGTAATACCTGTGTTGCCACTTGCCGCATAATTATTAAAGAATTTAGCACTATCATAGCTTGCACTATTTCCGCCATATAAGATATCGTACGTTGCGGCATATAATGCATATTTTGTATCTCTAGTACACTTAGCAATATCATGATTGTGTGCTGGATAAGTTACGTCAACCCATGCATTAACTTCGGCTGCCATAAAGTCTAAGTTTGCAAGTATTTTACTTTTAGCGGCAATGACATCAGCAGTAGCATCTGACGGATTTGTGTAAGTTGGTGCATTAGCATTAGCTCTTCCATTTTGTGCAATGTCGTCAACCTCAACAAAGAATGCATTTGATCTTGAAACAGCATCAGCATCGGCTACTACTTGAGTAAGTGCGGCAACTGCTAATTTAGCTCTAGCAATTGTTCTGTACACAGTTGGAGATAAATCTAAACTGTTAACTTCTGCAAGTCCTAAAAAGTATGCGTTATACGTTGACTCTAGTCCGACATCCCAAGCAACTCCGTCAATCATATATCCTATATCACGGTGACATTTTGTTGCATCTATAACTTCTTTATTAATATAAGCAATACTTTCTGCAAGTAAAAAAGCTCTATTTGCTTTAAGTAATGAGTATGCATTAGGGAAAAGGTTTTCCGCATATCCCATTCCAGGTTTAAATTTGTAATTATTAATTCTCTTCTTTGCCACGTTCTAAATTCCTAATGCAATTGCAAGTGCCGTTGCTGTTGAGTCTACGTACTTCTTATTACTTATGTCAGTTGAAGCAGTAGCATCCTTAGTCACGGTAGCCGCAGTAAATGCCGCTGTTGAAGGAGATGTTGCTCCTATCGTAGTTTTGTTAATAGTAGTATCTGTTACCGGAACAGTAGATCCTAATGTTGTAATAATGCCACTTTGGCTTCCTCCTACAACAATTTCAATTTTATTTCCTGCGTCTAAAACAATGTTTGTTCCAGCAGTAAATGATGCTACGCCTAATCCGTTTGCATTAATGCCAGTTGCAGTTAGTGTACCGCCTACAAACATATCTTTAGTAACACTTGCGCCGCCTGCAACTGTTAGCGCACCTTCGCCTATTTTAGTTGAATTAGCAGTTGATGTTACTGCTAATGTTAATAAGCCTGATGCTCCAGTAACTACTAAGTCGCTAAAACTACCTGTGCCTGTTACTATTGGATCAACTACTGTAATAGTGCCCTTTGGTGTACCGTCTGCATCACCATAATATAATGTTGCAGGTGCATCGGCAGCAACTGAAATAACAACTTTACCTGAAGTTTTACCTTGGGCCGCAAATCCTTGTGATATTATATTGTCTGTTGCAGTATGTGCTATACCTGTGTTGTAAAGTGTCGAACCGTCTGTATTAATTAAATTAAATGTAATAGTTGATAGTGCAAGTGTAAAAGAGTATGATGTGCCTCTAGTAAATTCTATAGACGGATTATTAGATGCAGGAACAGTAAAATCGTCACTTGCTAATCTAAAATTAGAACTTACTTCTGTTACAGAGTAATCACCTGCACTGCTAGAAGTGCTTCCGCCAACATACTGTAACGAAGTAACAACGACATTACCTGTTTCATCGACAGTAAATCCCGGACTCTTAAATCCATGATCTGATTCAAATTGACGGTATTCTATAGCCACTCGACACACTCCAATATAATGTATTTATCCACTTTTGTATTACGTATGGCTACGGAAATATGTTGCAGAAAAATATGCCTTTGCTCCTTTATCTGCAGGAGTTTTAGGGTTAAGAATTAGTTCAACGTAAGAATTTGTTACAGAAGCAGTAATTGTAACTAAGTCACGTGTTGTGCTTGCCCTTCCGTATACTACCACCGACGCACTATTTGGCGATGCTGTTAGTAATACCTTAATTACTTCTTTAATATCTTTACCTAGTTCAACGTTAAGTGTATATTCGGCAGAAGAAAAATCGCCCATGTGCCAACGATCGATTGCTAGATCTTGTTGAACGTTTTGCCACAATCCTTCATAAGAGAAGTGCGTACTACCTTTTAACAAGATAGTATTTCGCAGGCCTTTTTTTAGAAACTTAGTTAAATCCATTATAGTATCCTAATGTCTATAATGTATTTATCGACATTAAGTATTGACAACCGTTACAAGTTTTCCAAATTCAGGCAAATATAAATATTCGATTTCGCTTTGCTGTAGTGTCCAAATAGCATCTTCAAGTGTTTCAACTAAAGGTTCACCGCCTAAGTTAAAGCTAGTATTAAAGATAATTGGACATCCTGTCTTTTCTTTGAATGCTTTAATTAATGCGTAGTACAAAGGATTTTGTTCTTCAGTAACGGTTTGAATACGGCAAGTTCCGTCTACGTGAATAATACTTGGAATCTTTTCTGCAATACCAGGCTGGCAATTTACAGCATACATCATATGTGGACTATTTTCCATGCCGCGTAAATCAAACCATTCATGTACGTCTTCTTCTAAGATACTACCAGCAAATGGACGAAAGTATTCACGATGCTTAACTTCGTTAACAAAGTCTTTTCCATCTTCAAATGTAGGATCAAATAGTACACTTCTGTTGCCTAACGCACGTGGCCCGTTTTCACTCTTGCCTTGGAACAAGGTAACAATCTTTTTCTGTGTTAGTAATTCTACTATATCAGAGTCAGATGCATCAGTAATAGTAACACCGCTAACATTTGTTTTAGTAACAATGTCGTCTAGTGTATAATTATTGTCAGGTCCTAAGTATAATGACTGTGTTTGCTTAACTTTAGAATCTTCTTCTAACCCGTACCAAAACATCATTGCCGCACCCATTGCTGTGCCGGCATCATTTGATACTGGTTCAACATATATCTCAATTCCGTCGTCTTTAAGGGCGTCTAAATAATGATAGTTAGCAACACAGTTTAATCCGTAGCCACCACTAATAACTACTTTTTTCTTACCAGTTTCGTTTACAGCATGTCTTATTAGTTGAACAACTTGGTCTTGTGTTTCGATTTGACATGCATATGCCATATCCCGTCTGCTTTCTAAATGTGTTAAGTCTTCATCTTGTTTTTCCATTTGATTAACTTCATTTAAAAATTGGTAAATTCCACTATTTACTATAGCACCATTAGGATAATTAGGGACAATAACATTTCTGTTTGACAACGGGTAAATTGATTCACTATCAAACAATTTAGGGATTGCATCATTTGGTTTACCATATGGAAATAATCGCATAGTCTTGCCTGCTTCAATGCCGCTCCATCCACAGTATTGTGTTACTGCTTCGTACACTTTAACAATACCTGCTCTATCACTTACGATAGCAGTATGCGTTTGGCCGTTTTCACCAAACATATCTGATGGCATTGTTGTGCCTCCGCCTGGGATTGGTTCTCTAGTACCGTATACTTTAAACTTGGTACTAAAATCTGCAGGATAATCACAGTCAATAATACTCTCAACTTCCCAACTCATTATTTGTTCGTTGTTTATAGCTAATGGTATGAACGTACCTGCGCCATCAACAATTACACTTACTGCGCTATCAAATCCGCTTCTATAAAATGCACATGCACTATGGAGTTTGTGATGCATAAATGCTAAGTCAACAACTTGTGGATGATCATAAGATGTTGTGTTTGCTTTTTGATCAATTAGGCCTAATTTACGTGCTAAGCCGGTATACATATCATCGCCACTGTAATCAATTTTGCCGGCAGTTTCTTTTAACGGTTGTGTATGTGCAATTACAAGATAGTCAATTTTATCAGTATAATCTAAAATCTTAACCATACTTGCAAATGGCCCGCCGTCGTACTTTTGCCTAGACAGTCTTTCTTCTTCTACTGAAAATACAACTTCTCCATCTTTAAGTAAACATACTCCGGAGTTATGTCCTCTTGCAATTGCCGCAATCCAAATTGGTTTAGTGCTCATTTAAAATCCTCTGTATTTGTTACCTTGCCATTCAGGCAAGTCTTTATAAATTGTTTCACAAAACAAATTAAAGTCTTTGTGTGTATCTTTGTACATTGTGTTAACTTTATCTATCCATTTTTTTGATATTTTACTTAAATCCTGGCTATTATTAATCTTAGGTTTTACTTGGGTTAGTAAATATTCTGCATGTTGATCAATACTAGGATGCCTGTCAGTAATAGTCTTAAATTTATTATTAACTCCAAGAAACTTATAATGGGGAATACTACTATTCCACGCAGTAGTGCCAACTGG